CAGAGTACCTCAAGAACGCAGAGACGCTTAAGACAAAGCCTGCGGCTTTGCTGAACAACAAGGCGGTGCCTATAGAGCAATACAGCCCTAGCCGTGATGCCTCGGTGATCTACCTGCACTCAGACGAAAACCCGTTCGGTGGTTACGAACGTATAGCCAAGGACTTAGTAGGTAGGCCTGACTCAGAGATACTGGTCCGTGCCTACGGCGTCCCAGTCAAATCAGCCAATGCCTTGCTTCCTTACTTTAATACAGAGGTCAATGTACTTACGTCAGAGCCAAACAAGTACGGGATGCAGTTCCCCGACATCTCTAATAAGTCCAAGTTCAGTTGCTACCAGGTAGTTGACCCTGCAGGCGCAAGGAACTACACCTGCATCTGGGCTGGAGTTAACGAGCACGGCGAAGTATACATCCGCAAGGAGTGGCCCGACCGTGATACCTTTGGGGAGTGGGCAATCTTTGGAGATCCCAAGTGGAGATACGGACCAGCATCTAAGAAGGTAGGCCTCAACGTAGAAGGATACTGCGAATTATTCAAAGAAATCGAAGACGACCTAGGCGTAGAAGTGACCGAACGCATCGGGGACTCCAGGTTCTTTGCCAAGGAAAACGAAAACAATGACGACCTGTTTACTTCGTTCTATGATTTCGGTCTAAGCTTTATACCGTCGAACGGCGCCATGGAAGACCATGGCATTACTGCCCTAGATGATTGGTTTAACTACAACCCTAACGTAGGAGTAGATGCAAGCAACAGGCCTCTGTGCTATATACACAAGGAATGCGGAAACCTTATAGATAGTCTGATAAACTATAACAAGCAGGGGAAGCCAGACGAACCTCTGAAGGATTTCTTCGACGTAATACGATACTTAAGAATGTCTAACGGAGGCGAGGGACCAGACTTTATGTCCAGCGCATCCATGCAAACAACAAGAACAAATCAAGGAGGATATTAATATGCCCAAGAAAAGACTAAAGACAATCGCTGCAGAGCACGAAGTGCAAGTAGATGAAATTGTAGAACTAGTAGAAACAAAGTTACCAGAGCATACCATTACAGGTACTGGCTACGCCAGGTGGATTAACGAAGAAGGTCAAGAACTTCTAGCGCAAGCCGTTGATATACCTGAGCTTATGCCTAAGCGATACAGAGGGATAGTGCACTCCAAGGCGCCTAACCGAAGCTACGTCTACGTATACATAAGAGAAATACAAAAGAAGGTCCCAATGGTTATTGCTCGTAGATATGAAGATTGGTTGACCGAAGGCAAACAGGTAGACGTCGAAGCCATCGAAGACGACAAAGGAACATCTTATCGCTATGTCCGATGAAAAAGATATTACACTTGATCCAGAATGGATCAAAGAACAGGTGCACCGCCTAGCTGGATGGGAGTACTTGAACCGTCATGTTAAGCATAAACTCGACAAGACTATGCTTCCACAAGAATTATGTGATAAAATTGGCGTTCACAAGGGTTACATCCATGAGATGACAAAATCAATCCGAACAAAATTAAATGCAAAATAAATCTACTTTTGAAGCCTTGACGTACGTTGATGCAATTCCAGATATTAACGCACTGCGTAATGCCTACGATGAAACCGTCAACGAGTTAGAGTCTTACTTTGATTTATGTCGTACTAGTTACGACGACCGCAGGAACTGGTGGCCAGGCAAAAGCCGTGATCACCGCAAGCACGGAGCAGACGCATTCCCATGGGAAGGCGCATCCGATACAGAGAGCCACGTAATCGACGAACGTATTACACGCCTGGTGTCTTTGTTTATGTCTTCGCTTAATCGCTCAAACATTCGTGCGTACCCAGTAGAATCCAACGATATCTCTCGTGCAGAGATCGTGTCTTCGTTCCTAAAGTGGATGACTACCAGCGGATATATTCCACGCTATAAGCGTGAAATGGAACTAGGTGCTAACTACTTGCTAGAGCGAGGACTGTTAATTACTTACGTGGGCTGGCACACAGAAGACCGTCAGTTCCTGCAGAAGTTAACATTAGAACAAATTGCGGAACTTGATCCAAACATCTTCGGTGCAGTGCAGTCAGGTGAAAAAGACGACGAGCTAGTCTTTATTCTGCAAAACATTTTTGAAGGAGTCACAGAAAAACGTGCAAAGAAAGCGCTAAAGGAACTTAGGAAGTCAGGCGAAGCCGAGCTTCCTGTTGTTCGCAGGCAGATTAACGCACCAGAAATCAAGACGCTAGCCCCAGACGGGGACTTCTTTTTTCCTCCGTATGTAACTGATCCGCAACGAGCACCTTACTGCTTCTGGAGGACTTACTATACAGCTCAAGAACTTGAAAACAAAGTAGCCACTGCAGGCTGGGACGAAGACTTTGTTGAATACATTATTGAGCATTACCGAGGGGTAAACATTGACAGCATTGAAAGAGAACAGGAAGGCCGCCGTAGTACTAGCTTGACCGATAACGCTTACGAAGCAAATGAACTAATAGAAATCGTGTATGCGTACCAACGGCTGGTCGACCCTGAAGATGGATCTGAAGGGATCTACTGCACAGTATTCCACAAGGAGTATAGCGGAGACAACAACGAAGCACCTGCTTACGCAAAGCGTGAATTACTTAACGGCTACGAGGACTACCCAGTTGTAGTCACAAAGCTGTCTGAAGACAGCAAGCGTCTATACGACACGACTACCGTTCCAGATCTTCTTCGTGGTATCCAGAACCAAGTCAAGGTAGAGCGTGACTCTAGGATTGACCGCAATAGTCTAGCAACATTGCCTCCGATTCTGCACCCAGTAGGACAGGCACCCAGCGACTGGGGGCCAGGACGTATGATTCCGTATCGCCGCAAGGGCGACTTGGACTTTGCGCCTACACCTGCTTACAACCAAGGCTCAGTAGAAATGGAAGTTAACCAGTCTGCACAAGCAGACCGCCTGGTCGGACTAGACGAGAACTCTCAGATCTCAAGCGTACGCAAGCAGTTCTTAGTAGACAAGTTCTTGCAGCACAACGCAGAAGTAATGCGTATGGCCTATCGCTGCTTCCAGCGCTTCGGACCAGATGAAATGTTCTTCCGTGTAACAGGTGTACCTGATCCACAAGTTATGGATCGAGGTGACCCTGATGAAAACTTCGATATTACAATTAACTACGATGTATTAAACACGGACCCCAAGTCCCAGGAAGTAAAGCTAGCGCAGATGACGCAGCTTATACAGCTGGACCGCAACGGTCGTATAGACGTTGACAGGTTAATTGCTGTACTAGCAGGATCTATAGATCCGATACTTGCGGACTCTGTCCTTACACCCGTAGAAGATGCACAGCAGCAAGTAGTTAAGGATGTCACCGATGACCTGACTAAGATATTCTCTGGCATTGAAATGCCAGCACGTGCAAGCGGAGGACAGATTGCTATGCAGGTCCTAGAGCAATACGGTCAACAACCAGACGTCCAACAGAGGCTACAGCAAGACGAAGCTTTTGCTGCACGTCTTCAGAAGTACGCAGGTCAATATCAGTTCCAAATGCAACAAATGCAGAACGCTGAGATTGGTCGCATAGGTACTACTCCTGCACAGATGGGAGAAGTAGGCACCCAAGATATGCCACAATACTAATATGGAAAAACCTCAAATCGAAGAAGACATCGAGCACCTCAAACGGCACGATTCATTTAACCGCTTTATAGATTTCGTAAAGCAGATGCGGGAGGAGTGCATTGCAGAAATGTACGAGTCCCCTACGGACAAGATCCAACAACTTTCAGGACGTATACTTAGTTATGATCAGATACTAACGATGTCCACCTGGGGCAAGCATTCCCCTTCGGAGTAATTTCTTGCACACATTTTGTGTGCTATAATGCAAAACATAGCTATCGCTCGGCGTTGAAGAGTGGAATTATATGAACAACGAAGTCACAACGGGAGACGCTGAAACCGAAAACTCTACAGCGGAAGAAAAAACAAATATAACAGCGGAGGATTTTGCGATCCAACGCTTAGGGCAACCAGCCCCTGAACCCCAGGAGGAAGAGACTCCAGAGGTTGAGGAAGAGGTTGCTGACGAAATTGCTACTGAAGCAGAAGAAGGTGCCGAAGAATCAGACGAGAGTACTGAAGACGAGGAACCTAAAGCTGAATCAGAAGAGCAAGTTCTTTCTCAGATTGATTTAGACGACATGTCCGAAGAGGAACTGCGGGAACTAGCTGACAAGCTAGGCAGCCGTGCAGTAGCCCGCTTTGGAGAACTCACAGCTAAACGTAAGGCAGCAGAAGAAAAGCTACAACAAATTGAAGCTAGACTTTCTGCCGAGCAAAACAATCCCCTGCAACCCAAGAAGGAAGTTAAGAACAATCCGTTTAATGCCGTAGATACTTTAGAGGATCTACAAAGCAAAGCAACGGATGCTAGTAACGTCATTGAATGGGCGGAGGACATTATGTTCAACGCAGACGGATATGAAGCTGATGATGTAGTCACCGAAGTAGAAGGCAAAGAAATGACAAAGGCCGATGTCCGCAATGCTTTATTGCAGGCACGTAAAGCCAGAGACAAGTTTCTTCCTGCTCGCTTGGAGGAAATCCAAAAGGTTGAACAAAGCAAACAAATGCAAGAGCACCTCAGTGCTCAAGCTGAAGCTGAGTTATCATGGATGACAGGCGAGGACAACGATACACGGCGTGAATACGAAGCTATCATGAAAGACCCCAGGGTCGATACATTGATGACTAACCTTCCCGCTGACGTAAAGGCACAGATGCCTTATCTACTAGCGCACGCAGCTAACAGTATATACGGTCGGAAAGAAGTAAAGAACGCAAAGTCCAAAGTAAGACTTAACGCTTCTAATACTTCTACTCCAAATGCCGCAGGTTCTGAAAAGCCAATTAGCCGCACTAATAAATCAATCAAGAACTTGAGTACTCAGTTTAAGCAATCAGGAGGAAAAGATGACTTCATTACTCTCAGAACTCTTCAACTACAAAATAGATAAATTAATT